CCTGAAACTAATCTATCAAAAGGATTTCTTAGTACTAAGATAACATGTTTGTAATTAACATCCTGAGCGTACTCGTTTAAACTGTAGTATCTTTGACGAGATTCTGCTTCAAAATGTGTACAACCAAAAATCTCTCTTGTGATTACTTTAGAGGCAGATCTTAAAGGAATACTCATTACAAAATTATTTGTCTCAACAATTATGTCTTGGGCTGCCATTCTATTTCTTCAAACTCCTTTAAAAATGTCATTCTCAATCTGATGTTAATCATATCATTAATACAATTATCATCGTGTCTGTATTTCCACTGTAACAAAAACTCTTGCATTTTAGCATGTGCTTTGCTTTCATATGTTGCAATAGTTTCTTTGGTTAGTTCGCCCTCATATTCTTTTACAATAGTTGAACTTCCAAAATACTTTTCAAACTGCCTTTCAGTTTTACAAGAGTAACCAATATAATATCTGCCGTCTGGAAAATAAGTACAGTATACTCTATGTACTTTCTTCTCTTTCGGTTTTTTCGCTCGTGCCATCATCTACTACCTCGTCTATGGTAGTAGTATTTATGTCACCGTCCCAATTAAGATCTGTCACCATGTTTTGCTTTACCTTTTGGTTTTTACCAAAGATGAGATCCCAATTACTTGCGAATGTATCTTTGTCAACGCTAAAAGGTCTAGGTTTACTTCCCTTACCCATTACTCCTCCTTCACAAAGACGCCGTCAACCATTTTGCCTTTGCGATCCTTAATGTCGTTGTATGCTACCGACATACAATGCTCTAGTGTTAATCCATTTCGTTCTGCGATATTGATAAGAACCACAATGCAGTCACCAATATCATCAGAAACATCACGACCTTTGCAAACGTTATCACTTAGCTCTCCAACTTCTTGAATTAGTTTACATACTTGATCTTTGTCTGTAGCACCATCAATGAGATTTCTATCTCGATGCCATTGTTTAATCAATTCTTCATACTGTTCTAACATCTAAGTTTATCCTTGTTCCAAGCATTTGTTTTACTTTAAAGTCAGCATTATTAGACCAAACCAACACCTCTGGATCATCATATAAAAAGTCACAGTTCTTGCAGTATTCGATATCGTCGAATTGTTTGAAGGCATGTTTTAGTCTTAGCTGATTATACAGTTCTCCATGATAAATGTCAACTAGTTTTTCACTATTTGTATCACCAAGAACACTTTTTTCCTCGTTAGGAGGACCCATAGTCTGACAGCAAGGTGTTACTTTGCCGTTAGCTCTAATTGTTATTTCGTTGGCAAATGGCCTGCCGCACGACTTTCTTACACTAGTATCTCTAACATACACTGGTTGCCAATTACCACTCCAGTTATGTTGTTTCCAAATATATGCTTCTGTTCCTACTACATCAATAAAGTTTTTCCTATATTGCTCTACTTCGTACTCCATTTGATGGTTGTCTAATATCAAATGATAACTGCTAACTGTGCATGTCTTTGAATACTCTTGTAGAGCTGTTACATTGTCTATGATTGCATCAAAATTATCAGCAGCCATCCACTCTATGTACTTCTCTCTATTGTAACCTATGACACTGACACGAATAAAATCTATACCAGCGTCTACAACATCTTTCATGTATTGCCCTTTTAGTCTAAAGGCATTAGTAAACATATAGCTCTTGAATCCGTATTTGTTACAGAGCTCAATGTACTTAGGTAGATCTTTGGCAAGGGTAGGCTCGCCGCTACCCTCTAATTGTATAACTGTTTCTGGATTTGGCTCTAACTGCTGTAAAATGTTTTCAAATGATTTGAGTGGCATCTTTTTTGTCCACTCTTTGCCTCTGCCTGTTGTTTGAGGACACATCTGACATTTGTAATTACATCCGCCTGCAACTTCTATGACAGCTCTTTGTACATCAATCATTGTACCTCTACTGTGATATTATCACATTTATATGTTTTTAATTCATCTGTTGGAAACGCTGATATAATCATTGCCTTTGTTTGTAGAAATGAATCATCAGGATCTTTTATTGTAATTTTTATAGTATTTTCTAATGCTTGTTCTTTAACACCTAATATATCTTGCCCTACTGCAAAATTAAATATAAACCTATTGTTACTATAATGACGGAATATTCTATTATGTTCCATCATTCCATTTGTATGATTAGTTTTGCTATCAGTTAAAATGTGAGGTATAAGAGTGCCTTTGTCTGGCACTATTTCCATATAAAAAGGTAGCGTATTTTCGCTAACCTTTATTTTACTTCTATAATATGCTATAAGTTCTTCTGGGTTCTGAAAAATCTTATGCATCGGATACGGTGTAGGTTTACCTGTTGTAGCATAAGTAACTGCTTCAAATGTTTTTTCTTTGTCTAAAAAATAATAATATATGGTTTGCCTAGATCCTCCTGGGTGTATTCTCCACACTCCTTGATCTCTGATAGGCGGCCATTCATCTTCAAAACCAGCATAGTCATAAAAAGGATCCCATATAACACCAATAGGATTGTTAAATTTTCCAGATTTTAAAAACTCTCTAGCTAGCCATACTGTTTTAGGAAACCGTTCAAATTCTAAAAAGTCTTGTACTGACTCGACCTCGCCTTTCCATAAATGTTTTGTGAAGTAAGGAACAACTTCACACGACATAAATTCCCTTGTTCCTAGTTCAAAGTAAATGTTCTCTTTTCTAAATAAAGATAACCCAAGGGCTTCTTTTTCTTTTTTTGCCTTCCAAAAAAACTCCATAGCAGCAGTATGACTACCAAGAGTTTCGTTTAATGTTTTTGATATGCCAGTAAGTAGCATTAGTATTCTTCGTCAGTTAACTGATCGTAAAGTTCTAGTTCTTCTTCTATTTCTAATTCTGTACCACAAAAGACACAAAATTTTGGCTCATAAAAATGATCGTCCATGTCGTAACTTACTTTAAAAACAGCTTCACAACTCTCACATTCTAAGTTTTTTGGTTTTGCCATGTATTACCTCTTGGTGACATTTATCCGTGCTTCCCTCAAAAAGGCAACACCACTGCCGCATTTTTGTGAAGCATACCCATGTATATAGTAGACATGAGAAATGCCAGCTTGGTAAATAAGTTTGGCGCATTCTAGACATGGCTCGTGGGTACAAAATAAAATAGCACCCTCACTTGATTCTGTGGATTTAGTTAGTTTCATTAGAGCGTTTGCCTCAGCATGCAATACTTCAGGTTTTGTAACCAAAGATGGTGCAATGTCTCCAGGCAATCTATACTCAATAGTTTCACAATCGTTGCTCCATCCACTTGGAGTTCCGTTGTAACCAATAGAAAGGATGCGATTATCTTTTACAATAACCGCCCCCACTTTTAGTTTTACTGCTGTAGATAGCAGAGCTGTTCTCTCAGCAATACTAAAAAAGTAATCAATGAATTTGGGCTTCATTTTATTTCTAAACTTTAAGAGGCCCATACCTGCTCCCAACCTCCAGTTAACGCACCTCTTGCATAATCTGTTGCTCTGTTCTCAAAGAAGTTTGTATGGGTTGGAGCGTTGATCATTTCCTCTACCCAAGGCAAAGGATTCTTTTTAACTTTAAAAATACCTCTCATACCTAAACTAATAAGACGTCTGTCTGCAATATAACGAATATACTTTTTAACTTCCTCAGGTGTCAATCCTTCCATAGGACCCATAGCAAATGCTAAATCAATAAACTTATCTTCAAGCTCTACCATTTTTTCTGCAATGGTGTATATTTGTCCTTTAACTTTGTCATTCCAAATTTCTCTATTTTCTTCAACATACTGGCGGAACAATTTGATCATTGACTCTGCGTGCATAGTCTCGTCTACAATAGACCATGTAACAATCTGTCCCATACCTTTCATCTTGCCATGACGCGGAAAGTTTAGTAGCATAATGAATGAGGAAAAGAGTTGCATGCCTTCTGTGAACGCTGAGAAGGCGGCAATGTTAGTCGCAACTGATTCTCTTGTGCCGTTGGCATTAGACAAATCAGTAAAGTAATCGTGCTTAGCACGCATAGCTTCATATTCAAGAAATTCATTGTATGTACTCTCTGGCATACCCAATGTTTCAATAAGATGGGAATAAGCGGCAACGTGCAATGCTTCTCTTGCCGCAAAACCAGCAAGCATCATTCGTACTTCTGGCTGTGGGAAATATGGTAGATAGTTATTTACATAACCTCCTGCTACATCAATATCTCCTTGTGTAAAGAATCTAAAAATGTTTGTAAGGAATGCTTTTTCTTCGTTTGTTAATCTGTTCTTCCAGTCTTTTACGTCTTCTGACATTGGTACTTCTGTATGTAGCCAATGAGACTGCTCATGCTTTAGCCATGCGTCATAAGCCCAAGGGTAGTTAAAGGGCTTAAAATATGTTCTTTCATCTGTTAATTTGCTTTTTACCATGTTACTCTTCTCCAATATCTCTGTAACTATTTTTTTCGAATGCCCACTTTCTTTCTGTACACCAATAACAAACTCCACATCTACCCTTGTTTTGTTCTGTACAACTGTGGGTAATAGGCATTATAACATCAGCAATTCCTAAGTCAAATCCTAATTTTACTGTTTCGTCTTTTGTCATGTCCTCGAAAGGCCATGTTACATACTGTCTTTGTTCTTCAGTAGGCTCGAATCTAGGATGCGGATCCTCATTCTCATGCCTATTATGTACTTCTTGTGAGTATGCTGTCATACCAATAAAAAGGTGATCAATGTACTCTTCACCAAATACTTCATATGCACCGTTTGTAACATAGTCCCAAGGATTGTTGGCAAGCTCTTTACCTACAACAATTGGCTCTTGTACGGGAGCACCTAATAATTTATTAATTGTCTCTACAACTAATTTTGAATAATGTAACGCTCCATCTAGTTTAGGTACTACAAATGGTGTACACTCTTGCCCACTATCAAGACAGGCAGACTTCACTAGATACCAGAGGACGGCGCTATCCCATCCCCCAGAAACCATTACTCCTATTCTTTTATCTTTTGGAACGCTTATCCTTCGCATGCTAAACATGTTCCATCAGCCAAGTCATCAATTTTAATTTCTTGAATAATCTCTCTTTCAATTCTCTTAGATACTTTGTCAGCTTTGCCCAGTTTTTCTGAACGGCAATAATAAAGTGTCTTTAATTCTGTTTTCCATGCCAAGTAATGTACTGCATGTAGGTACTTAATATTTACATCTGGACGGAAAAACAGATTAAGAGACTGTGCTTGATCAATAAACTGCTGTCTATCAGCACCATGTTCAATTACCCAACGCTGATCAATTTCCATAGCAGTTTTAAATACTGCTTTTTCTTCATCTGACAAACATGTTACATGTTGTACAGAACCATCGTTTGCTATGATTGACGACCAAATTTCGTCAATATCCAACTTTTTATTTTTACCCACCTTATCTCTAAGTATGTTATTAAGATACTTGTTCTTATTGAGATGCGATCCAGATAATGTGTCCTGTCTGTAAGCATTTGCCCTAAACGGTTCAATAGACGGCGAAGTGTTTCCCATAATAATACTGCTACTAGCATTGGGAGCGATAGCCATAACATGACTAAACCTTCTTCCCGTGCCGCTTGCGTCAGGCGCTTCACCTCTGTCACTACCAAGTTCAATGTTTGCTTCATCTAATTTACTCCTAATGTGTCTAAACATTCTAATATTAGCACCTTTGGCTTGCGCGCTTTCCCATGCAATCATATTCTTTTGTAGATAAGCATGAAACCCTAGCGCACCGACTCCGATGCTTCGTTCTCTCATAGCAGAAAACTTCGCTCTAGATACTTGGTCTGGTGCATTGTTAATAAAATACTCCAGAACATTGTCTAGCATTTCTGCAATGTCCTTTAAAAACTGTGGATTTTTAGACCATGAATCATAATGCTCTAAGTTTACAGACGACAAACAACATACTGCTGTTCTATCTTTGTTTGTCGGTAAAATAATTTCTGAGCATAAATTAGACTGATGAATTTTTAAACCTAGTTCCTTTTGAAACTCTGGTAGATATTTGTTACTTGTATCAACAAAGTGAATGTATGGCTCGCCAGTTTCCATTCTCAACTCTAAGATTTTTTGCCATAAAGACTTTGCTGATACTGTATCGCGAATTTGTCCGCTATGAGGATCAATTAAGTTCCATCCATCGTCAGCGGTAGGGTCTTGCATACATCTTTCAATCAATTCCATAAAGCGATCGGTAATGTTAATACCATGATGTAGATTTAGACATCTAACATTAGGATCTCCTGTAGGCTTTCTCATTTCCAAAAACATTACAACGTCCGGATGAGAAATGTCAAGATAAGTAGCGTAAGAGCCGCGTCTAGTGCGCCCCTGGCGATAGGCGAGGCATGACGAATCGTAAGTCTTGAGATGAGGCATAACACCAGTAGACTTGTCATCACTGGCACGGATACCAAAACCAATGCCAACACCACCACCCAACATAGATAACCAATTTGTTTCACTTAAATTCTCCACCAATCCTTCTGCGGTATCATTAATATAATTTAGAAAACAAGAAATAGGCATTCCCTTTTTAGAACGCCCAAAAGACAAAATAGGAGTAGAATATGACAGCCAGTGCTTGCTGGAGTACTCATACAACCGCTGGGCATGTTCTGGATTAGAACCAAACGACTTACTGACAAAAGCAAATCGTTGTTGAGGAGATGTTTCCTCATCTGTCATATAACTCTCTTTAAGCCTAGCAAGGCCTAACTTATCAAATAACTCATCTCTCGATGTGTCAATTTGAATCCCTAAATAATCTTCTTTTGACATATTTTCCTCTAAATTGGTTGTTCTCTATAATCTTTGTGAAAGAGTGGTAGTTCTTTGGTAAAGCACCGCGGATCTATTATTTTGTTTTTGTAATCTACGCCGGAGATAGATATATATTGATCTAAGGTTCTTGCATCTCCCAATCCATAGATATCATCTAATTGATCTCTAAAAATAAGCGTTTGTCGTTTGTGAGATTGCTCATCTATATCCCACCATTGAAAATCTCGGTTGTCGCATGCTTGTTGATCCCAATACAACAAACCCTCTCTATATCCTCTTCCATAATAATGTCTTGTTGGATAATCCCACATATGAAAAATGTTATAACCGTTTGTCCATGCTCTAAGGGCTAAACTAGGCTCTTCTCCATGGAAAAATAATTTTTCATCATATGGCACCTCTTCAACAAAAGTACCTAATGTAAATACAGTGTTAGCACTAAAAGCAAACCCATGTACATAAGGCTGTCCTGTTTCCATGTTTCGGCAAATATAAAAATGCTTCCACCAGTCTAAAATGTCTTCAAATTTATCTACAATCTGCCCTCGATAGTTTACAGTTCCATCTTCGTGAAAGGTCGTGTCAGAACTTCCTAAACACAACAAACGCATACTATATTTTCCTGGTTTAGGCTCGTATGGCGGAAGATGAGAAACAGGCAATGGATTCCTAATTATATCATCATCTATTGCCGACATTGGATCTGGGTAACCAGTAATTAAAGGTTTTTCGTGGTACTGTTGCAAATGTGCAATTGAACTAATAAACTTTAAATCCCACTCGGTCTCCCAACCTGTATGAGAGTCTATTTGGCAATAATACTTTTCGCCATTATAAGGTTCCTGTGCTCTAGTTCTTGCCCAGCAACATCCCAAACTTTCATGAGGCTCATAATGTTGATAATGAATTTGATCTCTAAAATTATCAAAACATGGCAAGGACAAATCTAGTTTTTCTTGTGGAAAGGATTGATCGACGATAGAAAAAACTAAATTATTTTTATAAACAGCATTGTCCCAGCAACGAACGATAGTATACATCAATAGGGGATCCCTAAAAGATGCAATAGAGATAAAAATCTTATCCTTCATTAACTGCCTCTACTACTGAAGGGAAATGTGTTTCAATAACTCTCCAGCATTTTTCTGCTACTACCATGTGTTCTTTTTGTGTGCCGTTTGCCATGCGCAACTGACAATAATGAACCCAAGAACGCAATGTGCCTGCCATGTAAAGGGTAGTTTCTGTATTACCCTCAGGTAGTACTGCGCGTGCTTGTTCCTTAGCGATACCTTGCTTCAATGCCCACTTATAATTTCTCTCAGCGAGATTAATTACTTCTCGTTGCCTCATATTCCATTCTTCGTAAAGACGCTCGTGTTGCGTCTTATTACCACCTTTACCAAAATCATCAACATTGTCAAGTTCAACAGAGTTTTGTCTGTTTTTAGGATCTTGCAAACGTGCTTCCCGACTAACAAACGTATCACTTTCAGCGTATCGTTGACTAAATTCCTGGAAACTAAAACTGCGGTGCCTAATAATCTGTCGACTAATGTCTCGAGTAGTCCTAATCTCCATTGTTAAAGAAACCATCTCGAATGGGCTCCAATGAGCATTTTTTATTAGGTATTTGAGTAGTTTTGGTGCCGTTTCGGCATTGTTTTGATTAATAGGGTTACTTACACGGGCAGCGTGTGCTACTAACTGTTCTGCATTATTACAATCACTCAACGCTGTCGGCATCGACATTGATACCAAAGTTACGCTAGACATCAATTTTTCTCCATGTGTTAAATTTAAATTCGGCTCTTAGGCCACTGTAAGTATTTTGTTCAATTATATTATGAATTTCAGTTACTGTCAAGCCTGACATAACCATATCGTTAATATCTTTTTCTTCAAGTGTTTCAGGCCAGATACAAATTTTTTGTCCGGCGCTTATATACTTATACATTAATTTCGTTATCTCTTTATTTCTTGGCTGATTATCAAAAATAATTGTATAATCTTTTAAACCAAGTTCATCGACTCTATTAAATGCCGATCCACTAGCAGCAATAGCATTATCCAAAAACAAACTATCAATAGGTCCTTCAACCACTTTAACATTTCTTGTTTTGTCTATGTCGTCTAGACCAAAGATAGTGGGAGCGTCCTCATCAATTTTTAGATTAATGTATCTCAAAGACTCCCCACGAATACCTCTCATAGCCATGCCTGTTAGTTTACCTTCTGTGTTAATAAAAGGCAGTATTAGGCGAGGTTGTTCAACTGTAAGAGAAGAGGTGTACTTTGTGTTTAACTGTGCTGCTTTTCTAATATCGTCAAGAAAGTATAATCTGTTCCAAACTTGTTTTGGAATCATTCTCGACTTCACATACTCTATGACTTCATGATCTTCAGGCAAAGTA